AATCATTAGAAAAATTTCTCAGACAGGTGCATCAATGCAATTACAAGTCTTTAAGGTCACTGATGATGAGTATGAATTGCAAACATCTGGTGAGTTGTTTGACCTCATCATGCAACCAAACAGGAATCAGAATCAATATGAATTTAAAGAGAATGCACTCACTAATTTGTTGACCAGTGGCAACATCTTTTTGACTGGTCAAGAGTCAGTTGGTTTTGGTGACATCTACACATCACTTGCATTATTACCTCCACAATATATTGACATTCAATTGGCACAAACAAATGATGGCATTGACATTGCTCAATACATTTATCAAAATGATACCATTTACAAACCATTAAATGCTGATGATGTAAAGCATATTAAATACTTCAATCCAACTGATTATGGTGTCCAGACTGGCTGGGGTTTGTCACCAATTCATGCTGGTTATTTATCAATGAAATCTGCCAGAGATTTAAACATTGCTGAGAGTTCAATCCTTGCAAACAAAGGTGCATCAGGATTGTTGACTAATAAAGGTGATTATCCTTTGGACTCTGAGGAGGCATCAGAAATCCAAAAGGCAGTTGATAAAAGAATTTCAGGTGCAAATAAATTTGGTAAAATCATCACAACAAATGCATCTGTTGAATATATCCAAATGGGTATGAGTCCAACAGACTTGCAATTGATTGAATCTGGTGTTGTTAAGTTGAGACAATTGTGCAATCTCTATGGTGTTGATTCATCATTGTTCAATGATCCAGCTAATAAAACGTACAACAATCGTAAAGAGGCAACCAAATCTCTTTACACTGAGGCAGTAATACCATCACTCCAAAAAATTGTGTGGGGTTTAAATGAATTTATTGTGCCATCCTATAATAAAAAAGACAATGCCACATATAAAATAAGCATTGACAAATCTCATGTTCCAAACTTATTTGAGGATGAAAAACTGAGAGCAGAGACAGACTTTAAAACTGCTGAAGGTTATGTTAAAATATTAGAGTCAACATTGACTCAAGAGCAAAAAATTAAATCATTAATGATGTCTTATCATCTCACTGAGGATGAGGCAAAAAACATTGTGGGAGATGCCAGAGCCATTGATGAATGAAAATAGAGATGAGTTTCTGGATCGGTGCATGATTGATGCTGAGGCACAATCAGACTTTCCAGACAATGACCAGAGGTATGCATTTTGCAACTCACAATGGGACAACAGAAATAAAAATGAGACTATGAAAAAAGGGTACACAAACAAATCAACATCACTTGAGATTAAGGATGTTGACACTGATTCAAGGATGGTCAAGGGTTACTTTGCATCATTCAACAATGTTGATTCTGATGGTGATATGATTATGTCAGGTGCATTCACCAAGTCCATCCAAGAGCATGGAGTTGATTCAACATCCAACAGAAAAATCAGTCACCTTGCATTCCATGATGTGACCAGACCAGTGGGAGTGTTGAAAGTATTAAATGAGGATTCTAAAGGACTTTATTTTGAGAGTGAACTTGGTACTCATGATGATGGTGAGAATGCTTTAAGGATGTACAAGGATGGCATCATTAGAGAGCATTCAATTGGATTCAATTACATCCAAGATAAAACAAACTTTATTGAGGTTGACAAGACCAAGACAGACAATGAATTGGTCAAATCAATTGGTGGTTACTGGTCAATCACTGAGGTCAAACTTTGGGAGGGTAGCTTTGTGACCTTTGGTGCAAACTCAGAGACACCAAATTTGTCTGCATTAAAGTCTCAAGATGATGTCAATAAGTGCCTGGATCAATTGAAACAAAGGATGGAAACTTTCATCAAGGCATTAAAAGATGGAAACTATAATGAAAAATATAACTCACTATTTGAGGTTGAGTTAATGCAAATAACCAAACAATTTGAATCACTTATTAATTATGAGCCATTCCAAAAGGAATCTCAAAACGATGAGTCAGATTCTACAAAGGACAATCAAAAATTGGTTGAACTTTTAAAAACAATTAAAATATAAATTAATACTTTTTAAAATGGAAGAAATTAAAAAAACCATTGAAGAAATCAATTCTCAAATTGAGGCAAAGAATGAAGAAATTTCAACTGCCATTGAGAGCAAAGCATCAACAGAATCTGTAAAGAGTTTGACTGATGAATTAGAAAAATTAAAAGATGTTGCAAAGACTCAAGGTGAGACTCTTGCAAATATCAAAACCGCAAATGAGGAGGCAAAGCCATTGACATTTTCTGATGCAATTAAAAATGCATGGGTAAATTCTAAGGACAAAATTGACTCTTTAAAACTTGGCAATGCATCTGGTACTGGAGAGATTGTTGTTAAAGAAGTAACAAGTGCAGATGTAATTGATTCAACTGCATCTTATTATGTTGCTGGTATTGGCAAACAACCAGTGAGGAGAATATTTTTAGATACTCTTTTTGCTCATGGTAGAGTTGGCAGTGAGTCAGGAGGCACAATCACATACTGGGATCAGAACACCATCACCAGAAGTGCAGACAATGTTGCTGAATGTGGAGAGATTCCAGAGAGTGACATTGACTGGAAAGAGTATTCAGTTACATTTACTAAGGTAGCTGATTCAATTCCAATTTGTGCTGAGGCGATGGAGGACTATGCATTCATTGAAAGTGAAGTTAGAAATTTTCTTTTAGAAAATGTATTGCTTCAAAATGATGCAAACATTCTTACTGCAATTGACACTGCTTCACAAACATGGGTGGCTGGTGCATTTGCAACTGCAATTCCAACACCATCACTTTATGATGTAATTAAAGTTGGTAAAACTCAAATTGAGAACTCTGGACAAAACAATGCATACCAACCAAATGTTGTTTTAATGAATCCTACTGACTACACTGCAATGATGTTGTCTAAGGATGCTGATGGAAATTATTTGTTTCCAACTTTCATGAGCCAAAATGCAATGATGGTTGATGGAATGCAAATCATGACAACTCCATTGGTGACTCAAAATGAATTATATATTTTAGATTCAAGCAAAGGAACAATATATGATTACAGGGATTTATCTTTGGACATGGCATCAGAACATGCAGACGATTTCTTACATGATAGAATCAGACTGAGAGCAACACTTAGAAAAGCAGTTGTAATCAGAAATGTGAATGCAAATGCATTCTTACATTGTGCAAGTATTTCTGCTGGAATTACTGCTCTGACTCAACCATAAAAATAAAAACTCAAACCAAGTCCCACTCATTTGTGGGTGGGACTTTTTAATTGATTCAAAATGAATTTAGTTTTAACAAGTGATTTTAAAGGCAGATGGAATGTTTCCATGAACAAATTTGGTGAGGATGATTTCCAAGACTATATTGATTCATGGACAACAGACTTAATGACTGACTTGTTAGGTTGTGAGATGTTGCCAAATTTTGAGGCAGACTTATTGCCAGATGCTGATGGGAGAGACATTCCACAATCTGCAATTTATTTAAACTTTTACAATGCAATATGTGACTCAGATTTGGTCTCATGTTGTTGTGGCTCTTATGCATTACATTCCTATGGGATGGTTGATATGCTTAAATCAATGATAAGATTTTATTGGTTAAGAGACCAGAAATATAAACAGACAATTTCAGGAACATCAGTGATGGACTCTGAAAATTCTGTTGTAATCAAATCAACACATTATGGATTGACAAGACAATTCAACAGAGGCATTGAATCGTATCAATCAATACAATGCTATATAAATAATAATTTAACAACATATCCAGATTTTAATGGATGTAATAAAAATAAAATGTCATGGGTGTAAATGCAGTTACTTTTACGTTTGGATCACTAACAGATGCCACATCGGATGCAATATCAGATGCAATGAGTGTTGAATATGACCATGTTTGGTCATTGGAATGCACACAAACTGGTGTTGCTGGAGGCAGTCCAACATACACAATTGAGGTTTGCAATGATGAAACATCATGGAAATCTTATTCAACAGATGTTGAAAATATATCTTTGGACACTGGGGTTGATGGAAACTACTTTGGATGGACAGAGGTGAGAATTAATTATGTTGCTGGTGGGACAACATCTGGATCAGTAGAATTTAAAATCACATTTAAAGAGCCAACATAAATGAGTATTGTAAAGAGAGACAATATAAATACAGGGTTTATTAATTCTAAGGTGCAACCATGTCCAAGAAATTTAAAAAGTGGAGGTGGTGTTCCGTTCAACAATACAAAGAGTTTAGCCTTTGATGGAGTTGACGAATTTATAAATATAGGTAATAACATTTCAGAGCTACAACCTACGGGTGCTTTTTCTATTTCTTTATGGTGTAAGTTTGATGGACTAACGGGTTATCAGGGTTTAATAGAAGCTACAAGCAACGTAGGAGTACACGGTGCTGATGGTTATATAATATGGAAGCACACAAGTACTAACAAATTACAATTTTATATAAGACAGGGTGGAGCTTGGAAAATTGCTTCATCTACAACAGTTGTAACTACGGGAACTTGGTATCATATTTTAGCAACCTGGGATGGAAGCGCAACAAGTACAATCTATATAAATGGTGTTTCTGAAGGTACACAATCAGTAACAAGTATTACTTATAATGCAAACACAGGACATAATATTGGCGGTTATGCTTCAGAAAGTGGCACGCCTTATTTAATGGATGGAAACATAGATGAGGTTTCTTTTTGGAATACAGATATTAATATTGACACTGTTTGGGATGGTACAGGTAAGCCAACGGATTTAAC